TACCGCTAGGCTTTTACTGTAGCAAAGAACACGCCTTAGAACATCAGCAGGCCAAAGCTATAGCCAGTGTGAGCAAGATTAGAGCAAAAGCCACACAATTAGCTAAGAAAAACATAAAGGCCCGTAAGCAGGCTTTAAAGAGCCTTGGTGAGCTACACAAAGAAGCGCAGCCAGAATTTAATAAGTACATCAGACTAAGAGACAAAGGAAAGCCCTGTATAAGCTGTCAACGACACCACACAGGCCAGATTCACGCAGGGCATTACAGATCGGTAGGGGCAGCAGCAGAATTGCGATACAACGAGAACAACGTCCACGCCCAATGTGCGCCCTGTAATAATCACTTATCAGGTAACGCCATTGATTACCGCATTAATCTGATTAACAAGATTGGCATTAAAGCTGTTGAAGAATTAGAAGGGCCACAAGAGCCAAGACGTTATAGGCGTGACGATATTATTGCGATTAAAGCTAAATACAAAGCTAAAGCAAAAGAGTTAACAGTAAAGCTAGAGGGTGCTGCATGATACCTATACATCAAGACGAAGTTAACCAAGGGGCAAACCTTATTGCGTTACTCATAAAATCTTTAGTAGAAGTCAACGATGGTCGGCTTCTAAATGAACAAGATGATTTATTAATCGCTGCGGCAGTAGTTTGGATTGATGAATACAGTGAAATAGATGTTGAAGAAATTGAAATAACGGAACATTAAAATGAGCAGACCAACGAAGTACACGCCAGAACTATTGGCAAAAGCTAAGGAATACTTAGAATCCTACAGTACAGCTATTCCCTCGCATATCGGGCTTGCTTATTACTTAGGCATTGCTAACTCAACGATGTACGCATGGTCGAAAGAGGAAGGCAAGGAAGAGTTTTCGGATATGTTAGACCGAATTATGCAATTACAATTTATAGAACTAAGCGATAAAGGGCTTACAGGCGACTTTAATGCCGCTATAACCAAGCTGGTTTTAACAAAGCACAATTACACTGACAAGGTTGACCAGACTTCCAGTGATGGGTCTATGACGCCACCAACAACGATTAACCTAGTGGCTAAAGAATTTGGTGATCTTTAAATGTCAGAAATTGACATTGAACTGCCACCTAAATTAGTTCCAATATTCCAAGGGGAGGCGAGAATACGCGCAGCCTATGGTGGAAGGGGTGGAGCCAAGAGCCGCGCTTTTGCATTAATGACTGCGGTGTGGGGCTTTAAATTTGGCATGAGTGGTCGATCAGGTCAGATACTTTGCTTGCGCCAGTACATGAACAGCCTCAGTGAATCATCATTTGCTGAAATCAAGAACGCTATTCAAGCAGTGCCGTTTCTCAATAATTATTATGATTGTGGCGATCATTACATACGAAGCAAAGACGGGCGTATCAGTTACTCATTTGCAGGCTTAACACGCAACATCGACAGCATTAAGTCAAAAGCCAGAATCTTGTTAGCGTTTATTGATGAAGCCGAGACAGTAAGTGAAGAGGCTTATATGAAGCTAATGCCGTCTATTCGTGAAGAGAATAGTGAGTGTTGGGTAATATGGAACCCACAATCAAAGGATTCAGCCACACACAAACGATTTAGATTAACCACGCCTGATTCCTGCAAAATTACCGCCATAAATTGGGCAGATAACCCTTGGATGCCGAAAGTGCTAACTGAGCAACGCCTAGAGGATTTAGAGCAACGCCCAGACACTTATGGTCATGTGTGGGAGGGTGACTTTTTAGAGTTCCCAGAAGGGGCTTTCTGGCTGCGAGAAATTAACAAAGCTAATGCTGATGGTCACATAGGCAGTTTACCTGTTGTTGCTTCACACCCTTGTTTAACTTTTTGGGACATTGGGGCGTCAGATGGTTGTGCAATATGGGTAGTGCAACAAGTCGGATTAGAGTTTAGGTGTATCCAGTTTTACGAGGCATGGAATGAACCATATAGTCATGCGGTTAAATGGTTACAAAGTTTGGACTTAGTATTTAGTGATATGTATTTGCCACACGATGCTGATCATAAGCGTCAAGGCGAACTAAAGAATAAAAGCCCAAAGGATATGCTCAAGCAATTAATGCCAAGCGCAAGCTGGCGCATAGTGCCAAGGATTCAAGACACTTTATGGGGTATACAGCAAACCAGTGATATGTGGCCTTACATTTGGATTGATGAAGAAAAGTGTGCAAAGGGCTTAGATCATCTAAAGTCATACAGACGCAAGTGGTCAAACAGTGAGCAACGCTGGTCGCATATACCCGATAAGTCTGAGGGCCACAGTGAAGCCGCAGACGCATTACGACAAATGGCACAAGCCTTTGCAGCAGGGGATTTGGGCCGTTCTAAGAAAAAGAATCGTGGAGCATTAAAGCGCAACGTAAAAGGTCTGGCCTAATAATGTTAATTTAATTGCAAAATATGGTATAATGCACTAACAATTTTACGGGTGCGTACATGATTACCAAAAAGCCTAAAAAGAAAGCTGTGAAAAAGCCAGCTAAAAAGCCAGCTAAGAAAGGTTATTACTCGTAATGGGTTTATTAAGCACCCCAATAGGTTTAGGTGTTAAGGCTGTTCGTGGCCTTATGGATATGTCTACGCCTGCAAGAATGGCTAGGGCTAAAGAGCAGGGCTTTGATACTGATACAAAGTGGTATCATGGAACTTCAGTAGATGCAGACCCGAAAACAGGACTTCCGTTTAAGGAATTTGATAGCTCTTTGCTAGGATCATCGTCTGGTGCTAAAGACACTAGGCATGGTTTTTATTTTGCTAAGAACAGAAGTACAGCAGACGCTTATAGGCCAACAAGCGAGGTAATAAATAAAAAGAAATTTGAGTCTGAATATGGACTGAGTATTGATGATGCACAGAAGCAGAAATCAAACTCAATGGACGAGTTAAGTTTCTGGGGGTTAAGTGATAAAGAAATACAGCCTTTAAGAAGCCCTAAGAATGTTGAAAAATTACCTGATTACATGAAAGATTCAGGGTGGGACTACTCAGCAACTAATAGGAAGCTAAACCCTGCAACTTACACCTCTAACAGGCAATATAGACCTTCCGAGTGGATAAGTGAAGTTAAAGAAGGTTCAAACTTCTCAGTCAACTTAAATACTTCTAACTTTAAAGAAGTTGATATGGGCGGTAGCTCATGGGATGCGAACATACAAGATAGTATAGCTAAAGAGGCTAAACTAGATGGGTATGAAGGTGTTATATTTAAGAATATGCAAGACTCTGGATGGTTTGGCGGTTCAGGTGTTGATGATATAGCACTTGCTTTTGAAACTAAAAACATTCGCTCCCCAGACGCAGCATTTGACCCTGCCAAGATTTCATCATCTAACCTACTAGCATCAAACCCAGTAGCTACGGCAGCAGCAGGCGCAGGCGGTTTACTAGCTGTGACGGGTAGTGAAGATGCTGATGCAGGGGTGGTTGGTAAATCATTAGATAACATTATTAAGGCTGCTAATAAACAGGGCGTAAAGCTAGACGTATTTGAAAACAAAAAGAAGGGTGGTTTAGAGTTATCTCGTATTGTTGTTCCTGAGAAGTCAAAGGGCGTAGGCACTTCAATAATGAATGATTTAGCCGAATATGCTGATAAAACTGGGCAGACTGTTTCATTATCACCATCGACAGATTTTGGTGGCACTTCTAAGAGGCGACTAACAGAGTTTTACAAACGCTTTGGGTTTGTTCAGAACAAAGGCAAAAATAAAGACTATACAATCTCCAATAGTATGTATAGATCACCATCAATTAAATCCTCTAACCCAGTAGCAACAACAGGCGCAGGCTTAATGGCTAACGTAACAGGCCAACCATCTAACCTATCATCTTATATGCAGGGTAATACAGACGCTTACCTGACTAATGCAGAAAGGCAATACCTACAAAACAAGCAAGCATTTGAAAGCAATTTCTCAGACGATACAGGGTGGGACAGAGCAGACATATTGCCATTTAGAGTTAATGAGCAAACAGGTGAACGTGAGTTTGCAACGCCCGAAATGATTAAAGGGCTTTTAAGTGGGCTTTACGACATAGGGCAGTCAAAAAACACAAAGATAAGTAACCCTGCATCATTATTGGAATTAATTTAATGGCTATCTCAACTTACGCAGAGTTAAAAACATCAATCGCTAATTTCTTAAATCGTGATGATCTAACGGCTACTATTCCTGATTTCATTTCGTTGGCTGAATCGTCAATCAATAATGAGATTAGACACTGGCGCATGGAGACACGCGCTGAAACAACCATTGACAGCCAGTTTACAGGCATCCCCACCGATTGGTTATCGACTATAAGATTTCACTTGGTTACGACAGGCACAAGCAGTTTAGATTTTATGTCGCTGGCTACTATGCAAGCAAGCCGAGCAGCGCGTAACAACTCCACAGGTACACCAACCAACTACAGCCTTAACTCGTCACAATTTGAGGTATTTCCAACGCCTGATGGTTCGTACAGCGCGATACTGATGTATTACGCCAAGATACCCACACTTTCTGATTCAGCAACCACTAACTGGTTGTTAACCCATCACCCCGATATTTATTTGTATGGTGCTTTGCTGCATAGCGCACCTTACTTAAAAGAAGATGAAAGAGCCTCAACATGGGCTGCTCTTTATTCTGCTGCTGTGGCTAGAGTTAATACCGCAAGCAGTCGATCAACCGCGAGTGGCTCTGGCCTACGCTTGAAAATAGGTGCTTATTAATGTCATTTACGACTTTCTTAGAAAACGAAGTATTAGATCATGTATTCCGAAATGCGGCATACACACCACCATCTACTGTTTACATCGGTTTGTACACATCAGCCACAGGCGCAGGCGGTACAGGCACAGAAGTATCGGGCAATGGCTACACACGCAAGGCTATGGCTTTTGATGCGTCTGTATCGGGTGCTATCGACAATACTAGCGCAGTTGAGTTTCCAACGGCTACGGGTGTGTGGGGAACCATTACGCATACCGCAGTATTAGATGCAGCAACAGGCGGCAATATGCTTGCTGAGACAGCGTTGACGGCTAGTAAGCCCATTGGCAGTGGTGACGTATTTCGGTTCCAAGCTGGCGAATTTGACATAACCCTAACCTAGAATGAATGGTTATGGAGCCGCCAATTACGGCATTAACATTTATGGTCAGGCTGCTTATGTAGATGCGGCTGCTGTTATCAATGCGGCTTCATCGGTTACGGCTACGGCTCAACAGGTTTTTCAAGCTAGTGCTGAGATTGATGCAGTATCAAGCGTTACGGCTAATGGTCAAAAGTTTGGTCACGCCAGCGCAGTAATAGAGGCTGTAAGCACTGTTACGGCTACTGGACAGGACATAGGACAAGGGCAAGCGTCTATTGAGGCGGTAAGCACTGTAACGGCTACAGGCGTATTTGCGGTGTCTGCAAGCGCAGTTATTAACGCTGTGTCGGGCTTAACGGCAAATGGTACTGCCAAGATGGGCGGTGCAGCAGTTATACAAGCGGCATCAGGCATGACAGCAACGGGTCGATATAAATACGAGCCATTGCCGATTGATGTAGCAACATGGGCTACCAAGCCAACAGATAGCGCAACTTGGACAACCTTGTAAAAGATTAACAAATAGGAAAGTAAAATGGCAGATACAACCACACCCAACTACGGCCTAACTAAACCAGAAGTTGGTGCTTCCGAGGATACTTGGGGTACGAAAATCAACACCAACTTAAATCTTATTGATACTCAGATGAAGGTGTCTGATGATCGTAGTGCTACTAACACAACGACTGCCAACGCTGCATTAGCCCGTTCTGGCGGCACTATGACAGGCAATCTAGCCACAGCAGGTATCAGCGCAGTCACAGCAGGTACAAGTAACTTTGTTGCAGGTGTTAACGCTGGTAATAGCATTGTGTCTGGTGGTAACTATAATACTGTCGTTGGTGATGAAGCTGGTACTGCTATTACTACGGGGGATAACAATACAGCAGTTGGTTATAAAGCATTAGATACTGGAACTGGAACTGGAAACACAGCTATTGGTTCTGCTGCTTTAGATGCCCAAACTACAGCAAATTTTAATACAGCAGTAGGAAGTAATGCTGGAGCAGCCAATACAACAGGTGGTGAATTAGTTGCTGTAGGTAGAAATGCTTTACAAGCTAACACTACAGGAACAGCTAACACTGCGGTAGGTATGAGGGCGTTAGACGCAAATACCACAGCAGGTTACAACACTGCGGTTGGTGGAGATGCTTTAGGTGCTAACACTACAGGTGAACGCAATACTGCTATTGGTTATAGTGCTTTAGTGAGAAACACTACAGGTGGTTACAATTCTGCTACAGGTATGTATGCCCTGCAATACAACACCACAGGTGCTAACAATGTTGCTTCTGGTTACTATTCTTTAGCGTCTAACACTACAGGTGGTGACAACACTGCTTCTGGGTACGATTCTCTAGGTGATAACACCACAGGTTCTTTCAATGCTGGTTTTGGATATGAGGCTTTGGCTCGTAACACTACGGCAAGTAATAACACTGCTATGGGTTATAGAGCTTTAAAGGTTAACACTGAAGGCGCATACAACTCTGCTTTTGGTCATGATGCTTTAGACGCTAACACTACAGGCTCATTTAACACTGCTACAGGTAGAGCAACATTAGGTACTAACACCACAGGCCAGTTTAATTCTGCATCAGGCTATGTATCTCTATTAAATAATACTACGGGTCAGAAAAACACTGGTAGTGGCGCTTATACTGGCGCTAATCTTACAACAGGTATTGAGAATACGTTTATAGGTTATAACGCTGGTGGCACACGAACAACAGGTAGCAATAACGTTTGTATTGGATACAATGCAGGGCATGACGGAACAAGTTCTAGCGATTTGTTATTTATAGCACGAAATAACACTGGCCCCTCTAACGCTGCGACTTGGATTTTTGGGGATTCTGCAGGTGCTTGTAGGCAAGGTAACAACGCAACCACATGGACACAAACCTCTGATGAAAGAATTAAGAAAAACATTGTTGATAGTCCAAATGGTTTAGCAAAGATTGATGCCCTTCAAGTTCGTAACTTTAATTACAGGACAGAAGAAGAAATAACTGTTGAAGGATTAACGGGGTGTGATGCTACAGGATTACAAGTTGGAGTTATAGCGCAGGAAATAGAAGCAGTATTACCAGAGGCAGTGACAGAAAGTGATAGTGGGCAAAAGCAAGTACAGACTGACCCAATATTTTGGTCAATGGTCAAAGCAATCCAAGAATTATCAACCCAAAACGCAGCACTTGAAGCACGTTTAACAGCACTAGAGGCATAAAAAGATGGATGAATTAACAGCAGAACAAATCGCAGCACACTACGCAGCTTGTGGTGATTCCGTAGCATTAATCAATGGCAGTCAGCCAGAAGGTATGTCCGATGAAGATTGGGCAGACTGTGTGGCACGTAACAAGGAACATCTTGTTATTATGATTGCTAAAGATTATTGGACTGATGAAGATATGACTGCTATTACGGCTGCTGCTGCTTAAAGGAACCAACATGGCTATTGATTATCGCGGTGAGAAGTTTGCAGGCTACAACAAGCCTAAAGCGTCAGCTAAAGGCGGTAAGTCTCATGTTGTTCTAATTCAAGATAATGGTAAAGACCGCATGATTCGTTTCGGTCAGGAAGGTGCAACAGGTAGCCCCAAGGGAACTGCTAGGAATGATGCCTTTCGAGCGCGTCACGCTAAAAACATAGCCAAGGGCAAGACTAGCGCGGCCTTTTGGTCAGCAAAGACAAAATGGTAGGAGAAGTGTTATGCCAGTAGTCAAAGGTAAGAAATACCCATATACCGCAGCAGGCAAGAAAGCCGCAGCTAAAGCCAAAAAGAAAACAAAGAAGTAATTTATGGCATTAATACCGCTAGATTTACCAGCAGGCGTTTATCGAAACGGCACTGACTTGCAAAGCCAAGGGCGGTGGCGTGACTCTAATCTTGTGCGCTGGTTTGATAATACATTGCGCCCCATCGGTGGCTGGCGTACTCGCAGCGATACGGCTAGTGCAGGGCAAGTGCGTGGCATGAAGTCTTGGATTGCGAATAACTCAGATCGTTGGATTGCGGCTGGTAGTTATAATAAATTATATGCTTACAGTGGCGCAGGCGTTCAGTATGACATTACACCAGTTGGCCTAACTGCTGGCAGTGAGAACGCGCTTAACCCTGTGGGATTTGGTTCGGCCTTTTATGGTCGAGAGTATTACGGCACAGCGCGACAAGAAGCGGTCACGATTACGCCAGCAACCACATGGTC